TGTACTCTTTACCTGTTTCCGTGTTAGTTAATGTTACTTCACATTCAGGTGTAATAATAGGTATTTTTTTACCATCTATTATTTCATATCTGACTGAAGCTTCTGTTTCTATAAATGACATTATACGTCCTCCCTGTTAATTTCTAGTATAGAAGATACTACATGTAACTCATTAGCATCTGCTGCTTGAACTTTCAATATTTCATTTTCCATTAAAACTAACGGTTCATTTAATAATTGTTCTGTAGCATTAGCACCAACAGCTTTAACTTTAAATAAACTAAAAACTGTCCCTGTTTGACTTGTTAAAGTTACAGTTATTGTAGTTCCACTACCTGCATCTTCTGAAACTAATAAAGATTTAACAATAGCTCTAGAGTTAGAAGGCACCGTATATAAAACAGTATTATCAGTAGTTGATAAATCTACTTTAGAATTTAAATATACATTAGCCATTAACCTAAACCTAACCAAGTATATCGTTCTTGATCCTCTTTTAATTGTCTTAAAAATGTAGAATTTAATTGTTCTACAATTGTAGTTAACGCTCTGTTAATTTGTCTTTGATTATCTTCGCTATATTCTTTTTTTGGTTCTGGTAATCTTACTACTACTTTTGTCATTATCTTCTTCCATCTGGTTGCAGGTCAGCTTGAAATGTACCAAATCTCCATGATTCACCTGATCCTGTATTTGCTATTTTAAGAGCAGCATATCTACCTCTTGCTCTCGTATCTACTTTAGTCGTAGTTGAGTCAATTGTAAAGGGACTTAAAGATGTTACTGTATTAGGATCTGCTGGATAATCAGCTACTGAAATAGTTACTTCTGCATTTCCTGTTAAAACTTTAAAATTAGGTAAAAATCTTCTCATTGCTAAAAAGTATTCTCCTATTCCTTGATCAGTTTGTAATGCAAAATCAAAAGATTCAATAAAAGAAGTTAATGTTGTTGTAGTACCATCGGGATTAATTTGATCTGTACCTACTTCATGTTCAAAAAATAAAGTTTGACCTAAACCAGATTCTCCAACAACTGTAGGAAACGTTCCGGTGTTAGCACTTTTAAATGCAGTTGCATAAGGTTTTGGATAAATTAAAGAATCAATCCAAGCTGTTCTTATAGAATTTTCATTTACTCCTGTATACCAATTACCCATTGGAGTAGGTTGATTTGTTTGACCATAGTTATAAGTAACAGATCTATTATTAAATTCATTAGGTGCAGTTGGATACCACCAAGTTACTTCTGTAAATAGATTATTAATACCTGCACAAATTTGTTGACCTTTAGTAGTTGCGCAATCATCATAAACATAATCTTCAACTGAACAAGGTAGTGAGTTTACCGTACCATCAAATGCAAAAAAACCATTGTTAGACATCCAGTAAGCAACACCATCAATTTCAATTGCTGCATTCTTACCAATCAATCCACAGTTAGTACCAACTTGTTCAAAGCCAAATGTAAAAGGTGCACCAACAAATTTCATTGTATACAATGAGTTATCTGTCCAAACAAGTATGTTTTCTTTAGCGGTTAACGCTCCCATAATTTTTGTACCGTCTTGAAGTCTTTGAGAGCCGGCACTGTTAACTGCTAGAATATCATACTCATTAATTTCTTCTTGGTTAGCAAATCTAATAAACATATCATCTTGTGTACTTGGATCTCCAATAGTTACTTCAGTTCCAAAATGAATTAAATGACGTGTTGTTGGTGATATTAAAGTTAATCGTGAAGCTGTTGGATTACCTACTCCAGTTGCAATAGCTGTTGGAAAATCAGTAGTTGTTGTAGATGCTCTTGTTGTTAATCGATCTGTAATACCTGCATTCCATGTAAATGTTTTACCATTAGCAATAGTTGCAACAAGTACTTGACCAAAATTGTTTAAAGACCATAATCCAGGTTCAAGAGATACCGTAGAAGCTTCTACTGCATTACCCCATCCAGTAAAATCTGTTGCATTAGTAACTACCACAGAGTTATTGTGAGCTGCTGCAGTTGTACCTAAAGCTCCTCTTGTTGCGCCTGTAAAAGTATTTGTTCCTTTACCTGTATAAGTAATAAGTTCTGTGCCAATAGCTAAAGTACCTACTGTTGGAAAACCTGTGTTAGATGTAACAGGAATTATATTTACACTATCATTGATTCCTGAAGATAAAGTATTTGTTAACGCTCCAGAAATTGTACCACCAAAATTTCCAATACCAAAACCATAACCATATGATTGAGCAGCGGGACCTACTCTTTCGTAAGGTTGAACAGTCATAGATCCACCTGTTGATATTGCAGCGGTTGCTTGATTTAAAGAATCAATAGTAAAAGTAGTTGTAGTTGGAACAGATAATACTTGAAATAATTTATCTTCAAAATCAGAAGCAGATAAACCTGTTCCACTAGGTAATGTTACTGAATCTAATACAACCATATCTCCTTCTATTAAATTATGATTTGATGTAGTTGTAATAGTACATTGTTTATTAGAAGTACTATTAGTTGCTAGTGTAGAAGATGTAAAAGTAGTTTGAACTCCTGCGTTGTTACTACGAAAAGGAGTTATATCAAAAAGTTGTCCTTCAAAATATATAAGTAAAAATTTATCAGTTCCTATTGCTGTGTATCTGTTTCCTTCTAAGTCAACAAAAGAATGTAGTTTTCTAGAAACTCCTACTATACTTTGGTTAAGTAATGATTGCCAACCTCCTACTTTTTCTGGAAGACCATATCTAAATCTAACATTATCAGATTCTACCCAACGACCAACAGCACCTACACTAGTGTCTTGTTTGTCAATCCCTGGAGCAAATTTAACTTGTTGAAGAGCCATCTGTTAGCTCCTATGCTGTATTCGTTTTGTAAGCCCAGCCTCTTGTTGAATCTATAAAGACTAAAGTTATAGCTTGACCATTAGTAGCTAGAGCTAAATTATTTGTACCTGAATTAATTGGTTGACCATTTCTTTCAATTGTAAGATTATTAGATGCAAAAGTTCCTCTTGCGTCTATAAAAACTACTTCATCACCAATTGCAGGTGATGCAGGTAAAGTAATTGTAACAGTTGTTTGAGTTGTATCTACTAAAAGTTGATCGCCTGCAACTGCTGTAAAAGCTGTCATCGCAGATGAAGTTACAGTAAAATATGATTTTTGAGTAATAGCTTTAGAAGTATCAGTTCCATCTGATTTAAGAAGCATAACTGCTCCATTTGGAACTGCAACCGGAGTTGATGAACTTGCAGTTTTTACACTTAAAGTATATTTGTTTGCAGTAGTTCTATCAGTTGCATCTTCTATAATAAAAACTCTTTCAGAACCACTAGGCATAATTAAAGTTTGGTTACGAGCTAATGTACCTGTTAGTTTAAAATATAAGTTTTTACCATCAGATACTGCACCATCTGTTAAAGGCACTGTAATATCTGAATTACCAGTCATTGCTAAAGATAAAAAACCTGAAGCTGCTTGTTGTAAAATTTGTAAGTTAGTATTAGTAATAGCTCCCCACAGACCAGCTTTTTCACCAGTTGTAACTAATTCTAATTTTAAATCGTTTGAATAAGTTGATGCCATATTAGTAAGGTTCTATCTCCGTCCAAGTCATGTTTACACCAGGAACAATATCATTCCAAGTAATAATACCAGGTTCCCCTGTGTTTGCCGTCAACTGCGATCCTGTTGGACTTACAAGCGCTGTTCCAGTTATTGTAACATTTCCTGTAGCTAAGGTCAATGCATTTCCAGTAACCGCTGCTGTTACATCTATTGTTACTGTAGGACTTCCTACTCCAAGAGTTACTTGAGATCCAGTAGGAGAAACATTAGCTGTTCCAGTTATTGTAACTGTTCCTACACCAAGACTTACTTGTGAACCATCAGGAATCTCTACAATTGAATCTGCTGTAATTCCAACACTACCAATACTAATAGATAATGTATTACCGGTTACTTGTATTGTAACGTTGTTATCGTCATCGACCGTTGAAAAAGGTCTTTCGGCAAATGAAGCAAATCCGAAGAGCATAGGTTAACTCTCCAATGCTTCTATTCTAGTTTTTAAACTATCGTTTTCTGCTTTTAATTCTTGTATTGCTTTGACTAATATTGGCGTTAAATGAGAATTAGTTAAGTTTAAATGTTCTTCAAATTCATCATCTATAATAACATTTGTTCCACCATTTTCTTTTTCTAAAGTTAAAATTTCTTGTGCTTTAAATCCATATTTTAAATTACCATGAGGTGTGTCATCTTCCCTTGATTTTTTAAATTGAAATGAAACTGGATTTAATTGATTAACAAAATTTAAACCATGAGGAATATCTCCAAAATTAGTTTTATCTCTTACATCAGATCCTACTGTCCAATCAACTTTAACGTATGAATTAGTAATACTTCCATGACCAGCTACAAGTCTATTACTTTCAGTCGTAAAGTTAAGCCAAGCACTTGATGCACCAGCCTCACTTCCAAGCATAACATTACCAGATCCAGAAGTTAGATTATCTCCAGCTCTGTCTCCGATTGCAGTATTTTCACTACCAGTAACTTTTCCTAAAGCTGCAAGACCAACAGCAGTATTACAGTTTCCACTAACATTAGCATCTAAAGCAGCATAACCTACAGCAGTATTTTGTGTTCCAGTAGTAATTGACATAGAGGTACATCGACCAACAGCGGTGTTTAAATTTCCAGTGGTGTTAGCTTTTAAAGCTTCAGCACCAAATGCAGTATTTGCATAACCTGTGCTATTTGTACACAGAGCCATTGTACCCATACCAGTATTTTCATATCCAGTTGTGTTACATTTTAATACTTGATTACCAACTGCATTATTGTAAGCACCGTTGTTTTTAAATAAAGCACAAAAACCAATACCAACATTAACTCCACAACTTACATTTTCTTGCATAGCAGCACAACCGATTGCAATATTAGTCGAACCTGTTGTGTTGTCACATAATACTGAACCACCTATTGCAACATTACCTTGTCCAGTTGTGTTTGCTGCCATAGCATTTTTACCAACTGCAACATTTATATATCCTGTTGTGTTAGCTGTTAAAGCACTCATTCCAACTGCTGTATTGTCAGCAGCTGTTGTGTTAGCTAATAAAGCACTTTTACCAATTGCTACGTTATTTGATGCTGTTGTATTTCCACCTAAAGCACCTCTACCAACTGCAGTATTAGAACCACCTGTTGTATTAGAACGAAGTGCATAATTACTATTAGCACTATTTTGTGAACCTGTTGTATTAGAACTTAAAGCACACCAACCAGTTGCTGTATTGTCGTCACCTGTGGTACTAGCATCTAAAGCTAAAGCACCTACTGCTGTGTTTGAAGCACCTGTTGTGTTAGCTTGAAGTGCATAATAACCTAAACCTGTGTTACTATTTGCTGTAGTGTTAGATTGTAAAGATGCAAATCCAATACCTGTATTAAAATCTCCTGTAGTATTAGCACATAAGGAATTTAAACCAATTCCTACATTATCGCAACCGACAGTATTTAATTTAAGTGCTCTTTTTCCAAATGCTGTGTTTCTACAACCTGTTGTATTTGTGAACATAGCTTCAAAACCAACTGCTGTACTATCTGCACCTGTTGTGTTAGCTTTTAAAGCACAACTTCCTAAAGCAGTATTTTGACTACCTGTAGTATTTGCATTTAATGCTAATCCACCAATAGCTGTATTACAATTACCCTCTGTATTTGATTTAAGAGCAGTCATACCAACAGCTACGTTTAAAGTTCCTGTTGTATTTAAAGCCATTGAACATAAACCAACTGCTGTGTTGTTGGAAGCTGTGTTAGTATATAAAGCACAAACACCTAATCCTGTATTGCCTTCGCCTGTTATGTTACAACGTAATGTTGCATAACCTAATGCTGTATTAAAATCAGCTGTTGTGTTTTTAGCTAAAGATAATCTACCAACTGCTGTGTTATTAGCACCTTCTGTGTTAGCACACATTGCTAGTTGACCTAATGCTGTGTTAGAAGCACCTGTCGTATTAGCAAGTAAAGATTGAAAACCTACCGCTATGTTGTTAGATGCTGTTGTGTTAGCTTTTAATGCACAAAGACCTACTGCTACGTTACTATCTCCACTTGTAAGTGCAGCGAATACTCCTACGCCAACACCAGTGTTTCCATCAGCAGAACTTAAAGTACCTGTACTATCTGTACCTACTAATAAACTGTTTGTAAAATTTGTGCCGCCTTCTTTAGAAGTTATACCTACACTTCCACCGTTATTTTGTAATGTTCCAACTACATTAACAGTATCACCAGAGGCACCAATAGTAATAGTATCACTACTTTCGTTAATAATATTATTACCGGCAGTGTCTTGAATAGTGTCTACTTTTAAAATTGACGACATATTAGACCTTTAAAATTTTTAATTACGCAGCTGTATATGCTTTACCAGCAACAATAGCAGAATTAACAGCAGTCATGTCTTCAGAAGTCCAATAGTCTTTAGCAACCATAAGTTCTAAATGTTCAACATTTCTGTCTACAGTGCTTTGTCTATCAGCAGCTTCTTCGTCGGCCATTTGTGTACCAGCGATTACGTCGTTAATTAGATCTACACTGTGTCCCATAGCTATATAATCTTGTGCTATTTCTTCTGCAGTTTTTACTTCACTCATAATAGTTTCCTTGTTATTTTGTTGCACATGCAACGGGTTTAAGTTTACCAAGATTCTTGTAAGAATCAAGAATTAACTTGGGTTCTACCATATTATTACGGGGGTCGCCATCGTTATATTTAGCTTCGTCCCAATCTTTTTTCATATGATAATGCAAGTTTGTATTGTGTGAGTAACCAAATTGTGTCCATCTAGTTGAACCCCAAACAACAACTCCTTGTTTCTCTGCTGAGGGTGAGAAATGATTTAAGCAGCTATCTATACTAACAAATCCTTCAGCGTTTTTCAATAGCTCATGTACTTGAACCCAGTGTAAATCACTGGCTTTAATAGTGTCCATATATGCTGGTTCATTAGCCAAAGTACAGTCTATAATAGTTACATCAGGGTATTCTTCTCTTAACATGTGTACTACTTGTTGACCTAAAAAAGGCTGGTAGTTTCTATTAGGGTTAATATTATTATATGCATTACCGGGTTGAACGTTCCATGTAGATTGGCCCCCTGATAATTGTATTAATAAATATTTATCTATTTTGTTTTTGTCTAGCCATTCTTTAACAGATTTACCATGTCCCTCTGTGTAAAGTTTAGGGACCATTTTAGGATCATATTCAACTTTATGTTCTCTACAATAGCTTTCAATAATATGTTCTTTACCAAATTGAAAATTAGATTTGTAAGGTTCACTATAATAAATATTATCCGATGCTTGTATTCTAGGATCTTGTAAATTTATAGTTGCCTCGTACGCCATCTTAACATTTGGGTTTCCTGCAAAAGCATGGATGTATGGTGTGTGTATTTGAACGTCTGATATTTTTTTTAGTTTAGGTACTAAAGCTGTAAATGCTGTACATTTACCAACTCCGCCTTCTACGACATAAGTATTTAACATTTTCTCCTCTTTCATTTTATATGAGAAATTATTATATGA